CAGTGGCCTGGTCGATCAGGATCCACCCATCTTCTTTGATTCCGTTCATTCGTCGCCCTCCCCATCCTGCAGTGCATCGATAACGTCCCAGCCCAGCTCTACCGACCGATCTTCCACCCGGCGCGCAGATGCGGTGCCTAGTTCGTCCGGTGTCCACACAATAACGGCATACCCTTCCTGCCGCAGCTGAGCGATAGCGTTCATAAATTCAGGTTTCATGTCGCCCCCAAGTTGAAGTAAATGATGCCGTCAAATGCTTGAGGAACCACCCAAGTATCCTTCCCGGCCTGGAGCGCAGCTTCCCCTGCCGCCTCCGCCTCTGCAAGGGAATCGTGGGTGGTGATTTGGTCGATTGCCTGAAAGGTGATAAAGCCTGTGCCCCCTTCCTCCCAGGTTGCAGCGTCTCCCACGATCAAGGTGTAGCGTCTCATGCTGCCCCCTCAATCAAAGCGAAGGCTAACGCTGGCGTTGTTCAGCAGCCGGCGCATCCGTTCTTCCAGGTAGCCGGAGTTCTTAAGCTCTTCGGCCAGCTCTTCAGTGTCGAGTTCTTCCGTGACCTTTTCCACAATGTTATCGACGTCGAGTTCGTCCAGCACCTTATCGGCCAGGTCGGAGATGTCCAGCTCGCCGGCCACTGCCTCGGCCAGGCTGGAGGTATCCAGCTGCTCGGCCACTGCCTCCGCATCGACCTTGCTGGCCAGCTTTTCATAGTCCAGCTGCTCGGCCACTGCGTCCGTATCGACCAGCACGGCCATCTTGCGTGCGAACTCGTCAGACATCACGATATCCTGCACGGCAATGTGAATGCGGTCGGCCATCTGCGTGTCGCGCAGCAGTGCGTCCAGGTTGGGAGTCTGCTGGTCGGCCAGCTGCTGCACCAATGCAAAGTCCTGCACCTGGCCCGCTGCCAAGCTCTCAACGCGCAAGGCCAGCTCATTGATGCGTTGCTGCAGTGGGCGCACCACTGTCTCTTCTACTGCGTCGGCCAAGGCCTTCGCAACAACTGCGCTCATGTCGATCATTTGCTTTCTCACTTTCTGTGTTGGGCGCCTAGACCATCCGGGCGCCTGGTTGCGATTGTGGCCTGGCTGGCCAGGCAGTGTCAACAGCTCTCGGCCGGCAGCTCCGACTCCACAAACATCACTCGCTCGTTAGTGCAGTAAGCCTCACCGGCATACCACTCCGGGCCCCAGGGATACGCATCCGGTGCAACCTCCACCAGGTGCTGTGCGTGCCCAGGACTGTCGGCCAGCACGATAGCTTCTTTGTAGCCGGTCTTTGTCAGCTCGAACTGAATGGTGACGCGATATCTGTTCATGCTGCCCCCTTGTCCCAGCTTTGAATTTCCCAGTCACCAATTCGCAGCGAACCCGTCTCCAGGTCGCGGGCGAAATTCTCGAAAGCTTCGGCCGTGCTGGCCGGGATGCCCGGGTATGTGCAGTTGGCGCCTTCGCCTTCCTCATCATGCTGCCAGCCCCACCACTGGTAATGGTCGCCTCCCGGTGGGACGCTGTCCCCCCATGTGCTGACGCAGCCCAGGAAAGTCTCCACCCAGCTCGACCGGCCATCCGCGTGATGCAGGATGGAATAACCGACATAGTCCTGGTTATCCTTGCGGTTTTCCTCTGCCCCTGACCAGGCAACCGAAAGCGCTTCGGCAACTGCCTCCAGCGTCCAGCTGGTGATGTCTTCCTCATGCTGGCCCGGAGTGTCGAAGTCGTCTGAGACGCTGGCCTCTACCCGGATCGTCTTGCCATCAGGCGAGGAAATGCGAGCCGACGCGATTTCCTTCTTACTGCTGTACCAGCCCGTGTCAAAAGGCTGCCGCGCCTCAAGCGCTTGCTTGAGTGCTGCCTCTTGCTCCGGGTACCAATCGCTGAGTCCCCAATGGGCGCCGTCGCCGCTGCCGAATGCTTCCAAGGTATTCATGCTGCCTCCAAATCGTCGTTGCTAACAAACACCCAGGCCTGAACCCAGGTACCAGTGGCGCCTTCGGACACTTGCGGCTCGGCATCGAATTCGATCGTGCTCGACCCATACAAACCGCGTGCGGCCTGGACGGCCGGGTGCGCAGTGGCGCCGACCTCTTTAGGCACTTCGACTTCGTCGCCCAGTTTTGAAGCCACATAGCAGCGCATGGCTGCTATGAGTGGGGTGGGGCCGGTCTGGAGGTATGAGCGACCAATGTGATACGCTGCCTGCCAATCTGCGGTTGGTTGGCAATAGGTTGGGCTGATGCGCTCACGCTCAATGATCGGGCCACCCCAGGCCCAATCTGCTGAGTACGCATACGGTGTTGAGTCCAACAGTGTGTCCTCACAATACCCGACCGCCCAGTCCAGGGCGGCCTCATTCAGAGCACTTGTCTTGATCTTCATACTTTCTCGCTTTCTAGGTTGATTGGCCCACTCACCCCAACCCGTTGAGGAACAAGTGGAGTAGCCAGTATAGGAACAAATTCCTGATGGTGCAAGCCAGCTTTGCTTTCTGCGGCTGGGGAGGATGCGGTGGGGGTCTAAGAGTTGATAGCCTAGTCCTCCTGCGGCTCATCCAGCGGGCCTTGCGCAATCTCAAAGAACACCCGCTCGACCTCTGCCAGCGTCCAGTCGTGGCACTTCATCAGGTGCCGCATGACATCCGCTCCGCTGAGGTTCTTACCATCGTAGATAAACGCCAGCTCCTGCACCGACTGCGCCTTCGTTGGCACTGAGTTGGCCAGGAAGGCCTTGCGAGCTTCGTCTGACTCCGTCACCCATAGCTGGCCATACGGGGTGTGGTACCCGCCCAGCTGAATGCGCGCGTCCTCCGGACTGATGCCCTGTGCGGCCGCGACCTCCTGCACCTGGTCTTCCGCGCCAGGGTTGCGCTTGATCACCCACAGCATCCCCTCCGGGAAGACATCCTTGGACTGAATGCCGTACTTCGTGCGCCGGTCATGCACAGAGTTCTTCAACGGCTTCGTTAGCCGCATGAGCTTGAGGTACTTTTCCATTTCTCGCTTTCTAAGTTGGTGCCAGGACTGCCCTGGCACCGCAAGTCTATCCAGGTTCAATCGACCGCGTCAAGCATATGCAGCCGCACCAGCTCCCACGGGATCTGCGTCCAGGGCCATGCTGCCAACGGGACAGTGTCAATGCCCCGCATGGACAGTTCCACTGCCTGTTCGCCGGCATACAGGCGCAGCTCAGAGTGGCTGGTGCGAGTCGCTCCTGGCGGGAAATACTGCACCAGGATGTAGGTCGGGCAGTTCATGTCGGCGTGCTTGGCATGAAAGCTCACCTGGTGCGGCGACAGAGCGACCTTGCGCCCGCGTCGCACTACCTTCAGCTCCACCATCACAAACTCGCCCGGCACCTTGAACGCTACCAGGCAGTCCGGGATGCCCAGGTTCACCCGGGATTCAATCCGGGTAATGTGGCAGGCTGGCAGGTTTTCCTTCAATCTCTGATAAAGCCCGCTTTCTGGCTTCGATGGCATCTTCGCCCTCCTTAATTGCCTGGCGAGTTATATCCCGCAGCTGCCTGCCTTCTTCCGACCAAGGATCTTCCGCATAGTCACGGGGTTTCTTTGGCGCCGGTAATTCCGGTTTCACATCCGCTGCCTGCTCAATTTCCTTGGGCGTTACGTCAATAACCCTACCTGGGTCGCCATACAGACGCTTTATTTCCTCCAGCTTGCGCATGACCTCTTCCTTACTCATGGAATCAATCGTGCCGTGCCGGATTTCCTTGCGGTCAATATAAATCGTGCCCAGTGCCTGGCCGCGGCGATATTCTGCCTGGACAGCAGCACCATATGCCCCTGCCTGCAGCGCCAGGTCACGGATATTCTGCAGATCCCGCATATGCCGTTCCATGGTCGTGCCAAACCGCTCGGCCATATCCTTGCGCAGCTCCTGAATCGCGGCAACGACATGGGGATTCTTTTCCGGGTTGGTCAGCAGCCTGGCCGACTCCTTCGCCGTCTTGGCAGGCCAGCCGGCCCGGATGGCCGCCTCGGCCATGGTCACCTGGCCGTCGCCCATGACCAGCTCTTGAACGAACTTCCACTGCTTGGGCGTCAGCACCCTCTTCTTGGTGACTGTGACGGGAGTACGCAGCTTGTCCTCCAACAAGGGGCTATGCCCCCGGGGCATCTTCGGCAGCTTCGTTGCCATGTTTGCTCCTAAAAGTGGTACCTAGTAGAAACCCGCACCGTTTTTGGCCTTTTAGTAGACTTTTTTAGGGTCAATGAAAAAAAAAAAACAAAAAAATGTCCCGCGCGCGCATTTTATAAGAAATTACACCTGTAGAAGACACGTAATGTACCGTGTAGCTCTAACACGTTGATTTCATTCACTTCTTACACCATTACGTCTATTACGTCATTTTTCAAAAACTTTTCACACAAACACACTTGACCCTAAAAAAGTCTACTAAAACGGCAAAAACGCTACGGGAAAACCCTCGAAAGACCCGCGATCCGCGGTCCTCGGCCCTTTTTGCCCTCTCCACCCCCTCTGAACCTGACTCGAACCTGACAG